GTTCCTCAAAGGCGTCAAACTCTGGTCCCCGCCCTTCATAGCCCGGCGTCCCCGAGAGGAGGGGTAGTTCGGGTATGTGCGGTCGCTGAACCCGGCCAGCCTGGATCGGGGAGCGCTCTATTGCCCCCACGACGTCACGCACGGCATTCGCCACGTCGTCGGTCAGTGGGGACGTCGGCCTGCCCACCACGGGTCGAGCAGGATCGTGCAATGCGCGCGATCCCCGAAGTCCACCCCTGAACGAGACATCGACTGGAAAGATTTGCGCGTTAGGGGGCATGAGTCTTCCCGATGGCGACCAATCTTTGAGGCGATCAATGGCGGCATCAATCGTGCCAACGTCAAACGGGTCTCGCCGCAGGTCGAGTGGTCCGAAGTTGGCGTCCCATGAAATGCGCGGAAGCGTCCGTGCTCGAGCAACTCGCGCACCGCGCGCACCATCTCACCTGTCGACAGTCGCAAGTCCCGAAGCCCCGCACCGGCAATATTTTTCCCCAGCCTGACAACGCCGAGCGGATTCATAAAGTCCGATGGATCGGGTGGATTATCGACGCCCAGCACCTCCGCGATCTTCTTCGCCAGCCTCAACGGCTGAGAGTGAAAGACTGAGCGATCCGTACCGGAGGGTCCGAAGATCATTTCGGACGGCTTCTTCTGGCTGGGATTGACGATGACGGGTCGTTGCGGCGGCATGGTTACACCAGCGGCTCCGATGGCGACCCGTTCTGTCCGCTCGCGAGTGCGGCTTGAATTTGCGCCTGCATGTTCGGCGGACCCTGCGCTTGTTCCACGTTGGCCTGCACCTGTTCCAATGACTCGTCGGCGGTCCGTGCTGCGACAATGGCGGCGGCTTGTTGCGTCGCCTGCGCGACCGCGTTCTGCACGGCGGCGTCTTGCGCGCCTTGCGCGGCGGCATCGGCCTGCTGCTGGAGAAAATCACGGTGCAGATTCCACTGGGCGATGAAGGCGTTCTTGATCGGCGGCGAGCTGGACACATACTCGCTCGTCATCATGGCCGCTTCGAGCTCGTCCATGAAGATGCCGTGTGGGTAGAACGGCATCGGGGGCTCGACGGTCTCGCCGCGCCAGAGTTTGGTGATCATCTCCTGTGCGAACTTGCGCCCTTGGGCCTCTTTCCCCTCGCGCTCCAGATCGTAGCCTTGGAGGTCGCGTGCGATCTTGCTCACGTCGGGTCGCCCCGTGCGCGGATCCATGTAGAGAATCGAGAGCGACGAGTTCAACCGTTCTCTGACGCGGGCCTCGCGGAGGGCTGAGAGTTCGGGAATGAGCGAGCGCCGATCGACGGTGATGTTGTATTCCGTCCCGGCGCGGAGCACCTCGGAGGTGTGGAAGACCAGGACTTCATCCCGCAGGCCACGGCCGGCGTAGTTGAGGGTGCGGACGGGCGGATAGAACTGTTTCACCCGGTTGATACGCTGCTGTTTCACGCGGGCGAAACGCTCGCCCAGGTGCTGATAGAGCGGGCCGTCTTCGGAGTCGAGAATTTCCTGCAACATCGGCACGGCGAGTGGCCCGCGCAGTTGTCCGGGGAAATTACTGTTGCTCATGAGATCCGACCCACCGGCCTTGTCGAGAATCTGGATCACGAGACGGATCGAGTCCATGAACCACCCTGGCAGTGACGGACCTGGCAGGCGGGCGACCATGAGTTTGCCGTCTTCGTTGAGCCCGTCATTGACGTACCCGGCGTAGTCGGCCGGGAGATCCTTGTCGGTCAGGTTGGGGCCGAGCAGCACGAGGTCATAGATGCTGGCGTTGGCCTGCTCGCCCAACTGGGACATGCGTTTGTTCAGGAACTTGTTTGCCGGGACCAGGTCGGTCACGAAGTCCGCGCCCCAGAACGACGTCGCCGCCGGATCGAAGTGATAGTCGGTGAGCGGAATTTCCTCGTAGGGGTTCGGCCGGTCGTCCAGCACCACCTTGCCGGGAACGAAGAAGACCTCCCGGCCTTGCGGGTACTGATCGGACGGCGGCTCATAGCCGGTCACGAAGAGGGCGATGTCTGGATCATCGGCCCCCTTGCTGCCCTGAATGGCGGGCACGAGGTCGGCGAGGTTCGTGCCGGAATGCGCCGGTCCCAGTTGCTTGAGTTGCGTCTTGATGAGGTTGAGGTCGCCGCCCTTCGCCTGTTCGGCCAGGTCCTCACCAAAGAGACTCGCGATCCAGGTCAGCGTTTTCATCTCCGCGATATAGACACGCTGTCCGGGGGCGAGGGTTTGCAGATCACGCACGGACGCATCGACGAAGACGTTGAACGGGCCGAAGACCTGTGATCCGACGTCCCCGACGCGTGACATGTCGTTGACCATCGAGAATGACTCAGGCAGACGCCCCTGCTCGATCAGGGTGGTCACCTGGGAGTCGGGGATCTCTTCATTCGTCTGTGAGTCCAGCCAGATATGCTCGCCGGTCGCCTCGTCGACGCGTGGGAGTGGTTCGGTGGACGCGTCGGGAATCCACGCGGTGCGTTCCACGGCGACGCCCCCGATCAGCATCCACCAGAGCACTTCCCACTGCCGCATTTCCTGTGAGAGCTTGGCATCGAGGGCGAGAATCATCTTATCGACGATTTCCGCCTGGTTGAGGGACTGCGGATTCGCTTTATTGGGCGACGCGCCGAAACGCATGCCAATGGAGGAGATACGACCGATTTTCCGCCTGAAATGCTGCTTGATCAGGTTGAAGACGAGATGGAGCTTGTTGGCGTCCAGCTTCGGCTGCGTCAGCGTCGTCGGCGTGTGCTTGATGTAGTGCTCACCGTGGTAGAAGCACAGATTATTGAGAATCCGTCCTTCCACGCCGCCATTTTTGCGATGTTTCTGCTGCTGGAGCCGTCTGAAGTCCTTGGAGAGGTCGTCCAAGACGGGATCGGTAGCCATGGGGCACAGAATAGCCTATTTGTCACGCTCAGTGCGATCCCATGTTCGCGTCGGGAAATTCATCCTCACCGAGGGGCTCCTCCCTGAGCAGGCGCAGGAGGATATCCAGCTTGGACTCGACGCGCAGGGCGATCGTCTCGACGCGAACCAAGCGAGACTCGAGACGGGCGTCGCGATCGTGGCTCACCAGCGCATCACGAGGCAGCGCCGGCACGCGCCGTGGGGTCTTCTTCGGGGTCGGCTCCGATGGATTTGATGTACGCATGCATGAGGCTCATGGTCTCTGTTCGTGCGTGAATGTCGAGGGGTGAGGCGGCGGTACTGCGTTCGACGGCGACTTCTTTCATGATGAAGCCGATCATGTCATCGAGCATGGCGACCTGTCGCTCGAGATGGGCGAGGCGATCTTTCGTCGGCGGACGGAACGGCGGTTCACGGCGGACGTCCATGCGTTTATCCGTTCCCCAGGTGAATATCGGCGGTCGTGGTGGACGGCGTCACATTATCCTCCAGGTATTGTTCCAAAAACCCCTTTTTCTGGGCGATGGGGCGCTGGGTGATCCGCGGCCGTCGGCTGAGAATGTGTTCCAGACAGTCCAGCGTGTGGTCAGACCGTTTGATGCGCGCATACTTGCCGGTCGCGGAGGCGAGATCCGGCCATTTCGCGTTTTCGAGTTCGTAGGGGAGCACCTGGAGCCAGGGGGCGAGATGAACGCGCTCGTTGGTGAAGTATTCACGCGCGATGGAGACGCGGGTCTCGAGGCGCGTGTTGTTCCCGACCAACCGGAGGCCGTAGCGTCGCATTTCCTGCTTGAACTGGCTGTTCGGGTCGGCCCAGGCCGTGGGCACCCCTCCGAGCCGGGTCATGGTCTCGACCACGTCGGTCGCCCATTCAGGGGTACTGATGTCATTGAGCTCGCACTGGTCCGAGATGTAGCGGTAGTTGGGAAACTCGGCGAGGGCGAACGCGTGGTTCTCGGTGTCGATGGCGACGATGAGGGCGGAGAGGAACGTCCCGGTATCGGCCGCGAGGTAGAGCTGGCAGTCGTGCGGAAGGCGGAGATCGGCGAGCGTGGCTCGATCCGTCACGCCGCGTCCTGCGCGGGATGCGCCCACCATTCGGGGTGGGTCTGCCGGGTGAACTGCCGTTGTCCGCGCTGGTAGTTGTAGACACGGCCGACGTATTCCCCGAGTTTGCCTTCCCAGGCGACGGCAAATTGATCGCGGGTCATGAGCCCCCCTTTTTGCGGGTGGTCACGGTCGTATTCCTGCTGGCTGAAGGTGTAGGGGTTTTCACGGGCGTGGACGCCGCAGGTGCAGTGCCAGTCGGCGAAATTGGGGTCTTGCCCGTGTCCGCGTTCGTGGAAGACCGTCACCCACGGACGGTCGGCGGTGGTGGTGAAGACGGCGGACCCGCGGCGTTTGCGGAGATTCTGGGCGACGGACTTGAACGCCGAGAGCCCCGGCAGCATGTAACTCTCGCAAAAGTAGTAGGCGTCCCGCTCCTGCCCCTTGAGCATCTCCTTCTGCTCCCAGGAGCGGCACTCGAATCGCGCCCCGGTGCTTTTGATCTCGATGAGCATGCGACCGGACTTCGGCTGGTTGTGATAGCGCGTGTAGGGCAGTCCGAGACCGCGATCGGAGAGCAGGAACTCGGCGAGGTAGTCGAACTCCGGCGTGCAGATTTGATACTGGAGCCCGATGATGTCGACGCGGGCACCGGGGACGGCGGCGAAACCGGCGAGGTAGAACGCCCCGCTCCACGATTTCCCCGACTTGTAGGCGGCGAGATCGGCGAGCACCTTGGCCTTCCCGCCGGGTCGTTCGGTGATCCCCATGCGCTCGACGGTGGTGTCGGCACGTCGGATATTGACGAACCGCGTGGTGGCCTGCGGGTGTGCGGGTTTCCCGGTGAGCTGATAACCGTCCGAGGCGAGAATCCACTCGGCCTGGTGCTCAAACAGGGCGATGCCGAGTTTGTCGGCCATGTAGCGCCGGAACGTGTAGACGAGCGCATCACGCTCCTGTGTGTTCATGACTCATCATGCGTCGTCATGATCGCCAGTCTCTGGGCCACCTCATCCTCGTCGGACATGATGCCTTCGGCGAGATAGACCTCTTCGAGTGTTTTGGTGACGGCCTCGGCAACCGGGAGATCGGCCGGGTCATCGTGCGTGGCCTCGACCGTCTCGTGGACGCGTGAGTCGTCCTGCTGCTCGAGGAACTCTCGCTGAAAGTCGCTCATGGCATCGGTCGGCCCGCTGCTGGCGGCGGTGGCGCGCTCCAGGGTGAGACAGGCCATCTCCATTTTTCGGAGATCGGGACCGATCGCGCCGTCCAGGGTCTTGTCTTTCAGGAACGACGCGCACTCCCCGTAGAAGTGGTGGAGCGCCTTGAGGTAGTCGGCGTCGTGGTCGGTCTTCGCCTTACGTCTCGCCATACAGCACCCTGCCCATGGGAGACGTTATATCAAGGTCATCCAGGCGTGTCAAAGAAACATGGAACCAGTGTTCGCTTTCATTTCGTCTACTTTTCGCCGAAATCTCAAACTTCTCGACGAGATCTCGAACGAATAGTCGCCTAACTCGTTCATCCATAAGACGTTCTCGATGTTCCCCGCCTTCTCTTGCGTTCGGACGAAATTTCGTTGGGTTCGGACGACATCTCGCTGGCACGCTCGTTAACAACAATACGCCCCCGTTTGATGCCGCATGGTATGCGATCGAGCGCGACGCCGATGCTGTCTGACAACAATCCACGGGGGTTTTTGTCACGTAGCGCATGGACACGGTCTGCCCCTCCCTGAAAATAAACTGACAACAGGCTGTCGCCAGCCATGCCCCGATCCCTGTAAGTTGTTGATCTTTTCCTCGGATTTTCCCTAAAACGTCCAAAAACCCTTAAGGGGCAAACCCTGTGCCATGTCCATTCTGAGACACCTCCTCCATCCTTGACCTTTTCCCCCATCTACTAAAGGAAGTACGTACGTACGTACGTTGCCCGTGGCTCCGTCAGGAGCGAGGGCGCCGAATACGGCCAGACGCCGATGAGTGATACGACAGGTGTCGTGATGATATGGAGGAATCGCGCGTAAATCATAAGATGGCTCCAACAAGATCCATGCCAACTTACCCCCTCCCCCCCCTATTTGGAAATTATAATTAAAATATAAAAATCTTCACCTTTAACTCGGGGTGTCCACTTTTGGGTACAGTCAGTCATAAGG